CTATCAGACAAACAAAAAAAGAATCTTGATAAAACTGGTGATGGTAAACTTACCAAAGCAGATTTTTTATTAGTTCGTAAACTAAAAGACAAAAAGAAAAATGGCAAAGCTTAGTCTTAGTCAAATGAGAACTCTGAAGAAACATTCAGAGCATCATTCTAAAAAACACATGGACATGATGAAGAAGCTGATGCGTGAAGGTACATCATTTAAAGCTGCTCATAATAAAGCACAGAAAGACGTAGGCAAATGAGTCTTACAAGATGGTTTAAAGAGAAGTGGGTAGACGTTAAAACAGGTAAACCCTGTGGTCGTCAGAAGGGAGAGAAACGTGCTGGCTACCCTGCTTGCAGACCATCAAAGAGAGTTAGTAAAGAAACTCCAAAGACTACAAAAGAAATGTCAAACAGAGAAACACTTAAGTTTAAGAAAACAAAGGTAAGCAGTAAGAGAATAAATTACAATCACAAAAGACGACAAGCAACTGCATAAGTGTTATATTTTATTTAACTACTCTTACTCGTAGTTCATGTCTCCACGCAGAAAATCTTTATCTCTTAGAAAGTCTGACAAGAATCCTACAGGAGGACTGTCTGAAAGTGGGAGGAGAAGAATTAATGCAGCTACAGGTTCAAAGTTGCAACGACCTGTCACTCAAAAGAGTGGACTTTCACCTAGACAAAAGGCTCGTAAAAAATCCTTTTGTGCAAGAATGAAAGGAGTAAAGGGGGCTATGAAAGACGATAAGGGCAGACCAACACGCAAGGCTCTTGCATTACGCAAGTGGAATTGCTGATACTTCTAATAACAAATCAAAAAAACTAAGTGCCTGATACGTCAGATAACACTTTGAAAAACGATTACGAAAAGAAGTAACCCTATTATTTATCTTTATTCAAGGAGTTTAGAATGGCTAACGCCACAGTTTCTAGGCTTGGTCTTGTCAATAATAGTGGTACTAACTTTGATGAATTATTTTTGAAAGTCTTTTCTGGTGAAGTGCTTACAGCATTTACTAGAAATAATATTTTCAACGAGCAACTTCATTCAGTTCGTACTATTACATCAGGCAAGAGTGCAAGCTTCCCAGTTTTAGGTGCAGCCACCGCAGCCTATCACACAGTTGGCACACCTCTAGTTGGTGCTAACCAAATCAAAGCTAATGAGAAGTTAATTCTTATTGATGATCTTTTAGTAGCACAAGCATTTGTAGCTCAAATTGATGAGCTTAAGAATCATTATGACGTAAGGTCAACTTATGCTGATGAACTTGGTAAGGCACTCGCCAAGCAATACGATTTAAACGTAGCCAAGCAAATCGCAAATGCTTCAAGAGCATCTACTACTCTTAGTGGTGGTAATGGTGGTCTTGTATTGACACTTGCTAATGGTAATACTGCGTCAGCAAACGTCACAGGTGATGAGATAGCAGCAGCTATTTATGATATTGCACAAACATTTGACGAGAGGGATATACCTCCAACAGATCGTTTCTGTGTATTACCACCTGCTGAGTACTACAAACTTGCTGAGTCTGCTACTAGAACTGTAGACGTTGACTTTAACCCACAAGGTAATGGTTCGTTTGCATCAGGTAAAGTACAGCAAGTAGCTGGCATACCAATCATGATGTCAAACAGCGTTCCACAGTCAAACGTAGGATCTAACCCAAGTGGAGCTAACAACACTTACTCAGGTGATGATAGTAAAACTATTGGTTTAGTCTTCCATAAGTCTTCTGTTGGTACAGTTAAGCTAATGGATATGACTACTGAACTCTCAGGCTCAGATTACAACTTAATGTATCAAGGTACATTGATGGTTGCGAAGTACTTGCTCGGTCATGGAATCCTAAGACCAGAGTGTGCAGCAACAATTAAGTTATCTGCTTCCTAATTAACATTTATAGGGTATCTTATTAATAGATACCCTTTTTTTTTATGTATCATTCTGGCAAAAAAAAGAAAACAGACAAGAAAAAAAAGTCTGGTAAAATGAAATCTAATAAATCTGCATTGAAGATACCCACAAAAAAGTACTAGATCATGGCTGTAGCTGCAACCACCGAACTTGAATGTATCAACATAATGCTTGATGCAATAGGAGAAGCACCAGTAAACAATTTAACTGGTACGCTACCTGTTGATGTCAGAAAAGCACAGAATACATTGACTGAAGTAAACAAAGAAGTGCAGTCAGAAGGTTGGAGTTTTAATACAGAACTCAATGTAACTCTTACAAGAGATGGTTCTAATAATATTTCTATAGGTACTGATGTCTTAAGAGTTGATGCTAATACTTTTGACCACCCATCAATAGATCCTATACAAAGAGGACTCAAGCTTTACGATAGAAAAAAGAATACATATATTTTTGATGAAGATTTAAAATGTACTGTTATTTATTTTAGAAATTTTGATGAGATACCAGAACAAGCTAGAAGATATATCAATGTAAAAGCTGCAAGAATATTTGTTGATAGATTGGTTAGTGATAATTCATTAAGAACTTATACGCAAGAAGATGAAATAAGAGCTAGAGCTATACTTATGGAAACAGATCTAAGTAACGGAGATCATAATATGCTTATCGGAGATCCAGCTATATCAGATGCAATAAATACATTTAGTCCTATTGATGTTCTTAATAGATAGTTATGCCTGTCATTTCTAGATCCATACCTACTTTACTAAGAGGTATATCTCAGTCTTCAGACTCATCTAAACAGTCAGACCATGCAGATATACAGGACAATGCTGATAGTAACCCTGTTATTGGTCTTATAAAAAGATCAGGCTTGCAGTATGTAACCAATATAAGTAACTCTGCATTAGGTAATGTTCATGTTCAAACTATCAATAGAGATGCAAGCGAAAGATATATTGCAGTATTCAGCAATGGTAATGTCAAAGTCTATGAGTTAGATGGTACAGAAAAGACTGTAAACAAACCTGATGGAGTTGGTTATTTAAGTACAAGTGATCCCAGAAGTGTTATCAAGACTGTTACTATTGCTGACTTTACTTTTGTTGTAAACACAAGCGTTACAGCAACAATGGATTCTACCTTAAGTGCTGGCAATATTACCCAAGCTATAGTTTTTATAAATCAAGTTTCAGATAAGACTACATATTCAGTCACAGTAGATGGTGTGACAGTTACAGATGACACATCAAGCGACTCCACTCTTAGTACAGAACAAGTAGCAACTGATTTAAAGAATGGTCTTAATTCTGGTCTTACAGGTTTTACTCTTGCACAAAGCGGTAGTGTGATTCATATAAAAAAGAATGATGGCAGCAACTTTTCTATTGATGGATCAGACACACAAGGTAATACACAGATCACAGTAGTAAAAGATTCAGTACAGAGATTTACAGACCTGCCTACTGTTTCTCCTAATGGTTATGTAGTAGAAATCAAAGGAGATGAGCAAACAAATTTTGATAATTATTACGTCAAGTTTGTTACTAATAATGGTAATGCTTTAGAAGAAGGGCAATGGGAAGAGACTGTAGAAGCTGGCATACCTTTTAAATTTAATTACGACACCATGCCCCATGTTTTAATAAGACAGGCTGATGGTAACTTTAGATTTGCAAGAGTAGATGGAGATACTTATACATTATCAGGAGTAACTTATACGCTACCGAAGTGGGGAGAACGTACTGTTGGTGATCTGGTATCTGCACCTGATCCATCTTTTATAAATGCCAAGATAAATAACGTATTCTTTTTTAGAAACAGACTAGGCTTTCTAGCTGATGACAACGTAGTACTATCAAGAGTTAGTGAGTTCTTTAACTTCTTTCCAGAGACAGTCTTATCTGTTATTGACTCAGATCCAATAGACGTAGCTGCATCACATACCAAAGTTGCGATCCTTAAAAATGCAGTAACTATGGGAGAACAGTTGATCTTATTCTCAGATCAAACACAGTTTGTACTTAGTAGTTCAGCAGATAACCTGACACCAAAAACAGCTAACGTGCTAGTGGCAACAGAATTTGAAAGTAGTGATGCTGCAAGTCCTGTAGGTTCTGGTTCTAGTATTTACTTCTTAACTAAGAAAGGTACGTTTGCTGGTATCAGAGAATATATAACACAGTCAGATGTCACAGTAAAAGATGCAAGTAATACTACGATTCATGTACCAAAACTAATACCAAGTGGGATATTTAAACTTGCTGTATCAAACAACCAAGATGTTTTAGTCTTGCTCGGTACTGATAATCCAAATAAGTTATATGTAAATCGCTGGCTATATGGTAGTCAAGGTCAGAAAGTATTAAACTCTTGGTTTACTTTTACAATAAATTCTAATCGCACTATTAGAAATATTGATTTTGTTGGTACTGATTTGTTCTGTGTGATAGAAGAAGCTAATGGTACATCACTAGAAAAGATACCTTTTGAAAATGACTTTACAGAAACTAACGCAGACTTTGAATTTTATCTAGACCATAAAGTAACAGAAGCAACTACAGGTGTATCAGTAGCATTTAACTCAACAACTAAGAAGTCTACGTTTACAGTTCCTTATAGACTTAGAGGATCTATGAGTGTTGTAGGTAGATATTTAGCATCAGGAGAAACCAGTACGTTTGTTGACTTGTTTGGTAATACAAGAACTCTTAAGTCTGGTGCTGTTATAAAAACAACCAACCTTACTAATGGTTCAACAGCAACGATAGAAGCTGATGGAGACTATAGAAATGCAAAGTTTATTATAGGAGAACCATTTGAGTTTCATTACAGATTTAGTAAGCAGCGTATAACAGAAGCAGCAGGGCAGAATAGTGCAGAGATACTAAGCGGTAGATTACAGATGCACTACTTCTATATTAAGTTTGAAGATACAGGATTTTTTAAAGTAGAAGTAACACCTGAGAATAGAGATACAAGTACCCATAAATTTACTGGTCGTTTGCTTGGTGCAGCTTCTAGTTCTATAGGTCAGATTAATCTAGAGACAGGTACATTTAGAGTGCCGATATTTAGTAGGGCAGACAGGGTAGATATAGACATAAAGAATAACTCATACTTACCTACACAATTATCAAGTGCAGAGTATGAAGCTGTATTTCATATCAGAAGTAGACGTATGTAAGTATGGGGTATTTAAGAAAATCAAAAATCTCAGACTTAAATTACGTTTGTTCTCATATTAGAAATATAGATAGATTAGAAATCTTATACCAAACAAATGAAGACCCAGAAGAAGCTTTACGTTTATCTTTTCTACATAGCAAAACAGTAATGACTGTAGCAGGTGACGAAGATCAACCTATGGCAATATGTGGGGTCATTTCTTCTGGTTGTATATGGTTAATATCTACAGATGAACTGTTCAGTAATAGAAAATATAAAATACAATTAATAAGAGAAGGGAGAAAATGGGTTGACAACCTGTTGAAATCTTACAAAATCCTATACAATGTAGTATATGCAGAGAATGAGTCTGCTATTAAGTGGTTAAAATCTTTAGGGTTTCAATTTACTACATATCATCAGGAATATGGAGAACATAAAAAACCATTTTTTGAATTTATGAGGATCAAGTAATGTGTGCTGCTATCCCTGCTCTTGGACTTACAAGTAAATTAGCTGGTGGATTATTTCTTGGTAGTCTTGGTATCGGTGTAGTCTCAACAATTCAACAACAAAGAGTAGCAAACCAGCAAGCTAGTTATGCCTACGAATCTGCAAGACGTAGTGCGTTATCTGCTGACGCTGCCTTTTCAGCACAACAAGAAGCAATTAGTTCAAGGTTAGAAGAAGATAGGGCAGCACAATCACAGAAAAGACTTGCAGCTTCAATCAAACAAATAGAAGCACAGGGAGCTATTGCAGCAACAGAAGGTATATCAGGTAACTTAGCTGGTTTGTTAGATAGAGATGCAGCTAGACAGGCAGCTACTTTAAGAGAAACAATTAATCAAACAATGGAATCAGCAGACAGACAATATGAAAGAGACTTAGATGGTCTTGTAGCACAGAGAGAAAGCAGAAGAAATGAAGCTATCGACTTCCAAAACCAAGCTTATATGGAAGCACAGAAAGCACCAACATTATTAGATACTGTGGCTGAAGCTGCTACATTAGGACTAAATAGTTACATCTCATTTAACAGAAGATGACCTCTAGTTTTCAACCACAGGCAAGACCAGTAGATACCTTTGTAAGGCAAAGTAGGGTTGCTGCTGTCAATACACAAGATGGTTTTGGTCAGCTTGCTAGTGCTTTATCTATCATCAATCCTAGTCTTAGAAAGATGTTGGAAAGTGAGATTGATAAACAAAGAGGTATTGTAGGTGCTGAAGCAGAACAGGCAGCAAAAGAAATATACGACCCTACAAGTGCTAATTATGTAAATCTATATAATGAAGCAGTAGATCAACAGTTTCCAGAAGAAGCAGAACTTGATAATACAGAAGAAGAATGGGGTAAAAGATTAGATAATGTTAGTAAGACAATCAACCCAACAGAAGCACAGATATTAGCTGGTAGAACTCCTTGGTTTAAACATAACTTCTCTAAAACAAAAGCTACATTATTAGGAGAAACTTATGCACAACAATTACAGACAAGTTTTGTTACTGATACTGGTGTAGATCAAACATCAGGCGAAACAAGACCAATCTCATCATTTCCATTTACTGATCCTACTTTTCAAAATTGGCTTGCTGGTAAAAGAAGTACTTATATAGAAAAGCTAGATGTTAAACCATACTATTTTAATAAATATTTTGTACCACAACTAGATAAAGGACATGATACTATTCATACTTTATCTAATACAGAATATCCCAAGCAATTATTTGAAAACTATAAGACTATAAATAGTGAAAATATGAAAAGTAATATAGCTGACTACTATTTACTTAGACCACAAGGAGCAACAGAAGAAGTCATACAACAAAATGAAGCTAATTTAAAAGCAAAAATATTAAAACAAAATACAGAAATAAGAAGATTATTTAAAGGAGAAAACTATAACAAAATATTAGAACAACAAGTAGATACTCTTATAGATGCTGCTACTTCTATAGCACTAAGTGGAGATATAGATGGTGCTAGGTCTTTGTTAAATAACATGGCTGATTACTTTCCTACAAATGATAGAGGTACATCTTCTCTTACAAGTCACCCTGCATTTACAAAGAAAGCTAATAAATTTGAAGAAATGTTGTTGACATTACAAGAAGAGATAGAAGAGAAAAATGAAAAGATAGAAGAAAGGCAAATGGAAGAAGATGGTCTTGCTTTGCTTCGTAACCCAGACTCAACAGATGAAGATGTTGTTGAATACTACAATCTTTATCCAACTGAAAAAGCAAAAGAATTTTTAAATAATCAAGTTATTGTATTAAGACCAGAAAAATATGATGAGTATGATGATATAGAAGATAAGGTTTTATTTAATCAATTTAATACAAAAAAAGAAGCTACTCGTGCAGCTAGAAGTTGGTATAACAGTTCATTGCAACTACCAAAACAACGAACACAATTTAAAGACTTAATTAAATTTATAGACGATAATTTTGATGGAGAACTTACAACTCTTGGTCAAGGTGTAACAATTATTGAAGATGCTATTAACGATCAATTTGTACAGTTTGATGGTAAAGAATTTAAAGATGCAGCAGATGGTAGAGCTAGAGATGACTTTCGTATAGATGGTAAAAAACAATTAAAAGAATGGTACAAAGCAAATCCAACTGCTTCAAAACAAGAGTTAATTGATGAAGCTGATGCTATTGCAGAAAAACAAATAGAAAAATCAAGAGCTTATATTCTTAGTGTTGAAGGTATAGATATAGAACAACTTGATAGTAAAAAAACTAAAGGTCAGTTATTTTTATTTGAAAGAGTTGCAGACAGGTTAGAAATGGGTAGTGATGGACAATTACCATCTATTGAAGAAGTCGTAGAACAATATCAAGAATATGAAGATGTAACTGTAGGAGATATATTAGATAACTATGCAAAAGTTGGAATGATACCAAAGCATTTTCAACTTACTGAAGATCAACAAACATTATTAGATCAAGCCAGAGAGAAATATGGCAAGCTAGTCTCACCAACTAATACAGGTCAACCACAAAGAGGTAGTGCTTTTGATGATAAAAAATCAAGACCAAATAATCAATTAAACAAATCAACGAATGAAGATACACCAGCTAGAGTTGATGAAATAATTAATCCTAATCAATATCAAGGAGTAGATTATTCAGTACAAGGTGGTAACGAAGATATGACTAGAGGTGGTGGTGTCTTAATGTCTGGCATAAAAACTATGACAGATAAGTTTGATGCTTTTAATGGTGCTGTTTCTTTTGGTAGTGGAGGTAGAGAATCAGCTTTAGCTAAAGATCCAAACTTTATAAGAACTTTAGAAAAAGGTGGTTTTAGTCATACTTATGCTGATAAATCTTCACCAAAAGTTATTGAAGAAGCTAAACGTATATATTCAGATTTAGTTAATAATGACACTCAAAGAAATAGAGAAGATAAATATGCAATAGCTCAAATGGTGGTGACAGAAGCTATACCGAATAGTGAAGAAGATAGAATAGGAGTAATGCAATCAGTACTTATGAGAGTAGCAAGAGCTAGACTTGGCATAAATGAGTTTCCTAATGGAAGATATGAAAAAGATATTATTACAGAGATACTTAGAAAAGATCAATACGAAGGAGTGACAGGATTTACTCGTGAAGATTTATTAAGTCCTAAACCAATTAAAGAAAGTAAAGAGACATTAAAAGAAGTTTTTGATACCTTATGGAAAGTACAACCTGACAGGGAGATAATATAAATGGATTCAAACTTACAGCCAAAGCCAGTAAATAAATTATTAGAAAACACTAATACAGAGGTTATTGAAGAAGCTACCCCTGAGTTAAATGTAGTTGAAGCAGAGCCAACAGAAGTAAAAGAAGTCAATACAAAAGCACCAGAAAAAGAAGAATTTAATTTAGTAAAAGAATTAAAAAAACCTGTAGTAAATAATGAACAGCTATTTAATAACTTAATAGACCAAACACCTGATGGATCTAAACTAAGAAATTTTCTTACAGAACAAAGAGATGCTTACTTACAGCGAGAAGAGAAAGCAAAAGTAAATCAAAAAGCATTTAGGGCAGAACAAGAAAAGACAATAATGAAATCCCCTGCTTCTACTATATTAAGAGGTCTTATTAATGGTAGGCTGCAATCTTTTAACGAACTGTTTGAACTAGGAGAAGATACTATTAGAACAGTATTAGGTAAAGATTTAAAAGGTAATTTTGATTTAATTGATTTAAAAGAACTAGGTACTGAGATTGAAGGAGATCAAGAAAAACCATTATATTTTATTCCTAAAGCTATAACTCAATATGTTGTACCAACAGCTATGTTGCGTAACAGGCTAAAAGTTTTAGGTCTTAAAAGATTTCAAGGTCTTGCTGCTGCTGGTGTTATTGATTTTGCTCTAACAGATCCATACGAAGATAATGCTTTTAACTTTATATCAGAAGGTTTGAGTAGTGATATGGTCAACAATATGGTTGAGTATTTAAAATCTACACCAGTTGATACAGCATTTAAATTAAAGACAGGTGTAGGTGTAGAAAAATTTGTAGATGCAACTAAAGGTGTTTCTGATTTCATGGCAACACCAGACAAACCAGAAGATAACAGAGTTTCAGCCCAAGATAAATATTTACTAAGAATAAAAAATAACATACACGCTTTCATGTTTGACAGGATTGCAACTGGAACTATTCAAGCAGGGGGAGAGGGTATAGATGCTGCAAAAAAAATAGTAAAAAATACAGGTATAGGAGAAAAACTATCTACTACAGGTAAAGAGTTAACTGGTTTGTTTGGACAAAAGTTAGATGATGTAACTGCTTTTATAATTGATTCTTTTAAAGAAATAAAAAGCAATCCAAAAAGAAAAGCAATACTTTTAAAAAGACTAGAGAACTATCAAAAAGCTACAAACTCTGATGTTATAGCTGATGAAAAAGCTATGGACGAAATGGAGTTTATTGAAACTTTAAAGAAATTTAAAAAAAATGAATTAATAAAAAAGAAACAAAAGGTTAAAAAGAAAAAATTAGAAAAAATTGTAGGTGGTAAAAAACAAAAATCAATTACACCTTTAGATTCTGATGGAGATATTATTGATCCATTTGGATATAAAAGAACATTTTTTGCTGGTCAATTTAAAACACATGGAGATGTTATTGACTTTTTAAATGCAAGGTCAAAGCAAATAATAGATGAAGCAAAAGCTGGTGGTGTCAATAAAACAAGGGGAACTGGTAAATTACCACCAAGAAAAAATACAATAGCTGGTCTTTCAAAAATTGCAGAAGCACAATTACCTTTTGATACAGTAAATGCCTTATCAGATATTACAGAAGTTTTATATGAAAAAAATCTACCAGCTACTTTGATAGCAACAAAACAATTATTGTTTGAAAGCACTCAAGCTATAATGAGATATACAGACGCTATAGATGTAGCTGCTGCAACAGGTAATAAAGATTTAGCAAAGAAACTTTTAACAGAATATAAGCAAGAACAAATATTTAATGACTCATTAATTAATTTAAAAAGACCTGTTGATAGTATCTTAGGTACAAGTTTACGAACTTTACAAGAAAAACCATTAATACCAAAGGGTGACAGAGGAAAAGGTATAGAAGCTTATCTTAAGTATGGAGATAAAGTAAAACAAGTAAGTGTAGAAGCAAAAGAAGTTACTAAAGAAGTAGATAAATTTATTTCTCCATTAACTAAATACAAAGTAGATGACCTAATAAAAATGGCAGAAGATGGAGATTTTAAAACTCTTAGACCAATAATTAGAAAAATAAATATAGCTGCTGCAAATCCAAAAGCTTATCAAAAGCTAGTAAAGAATGGTTTTAAACAAGGATTTTTTCAAATTACAAATGAAATATTTATAAATTCAATTTTATCTAGTCCAGTAACGCACCAAGTTAATATGCTTTCTACTGGTCTTAACACATTATCAAGACCTTTAACTCTAGCTCTTGGAGCAAAAGATGAAATTACAAGAGGTAGGGCTGTTAAAGAAACTATCTATGCTTTACAAGCTATAAGCGATTCTTTAGCTCTAGCAAAAAAATCCTTTCAATATGACACAAACATATTAGATAGAGGATCACAAATTGTTGATTTTGAAAGAATGAACCTTGAAGGATCAAGAACATTTATAAGAGGTCTGGCAACAATGTATAGATTGCCAAGTAGATTTCTTATGGCAGAAGATGAATTTTTTAAACAATTAAACTTTAGAGCTTTTGCTAAAGCAGAAATATGGGAAGAAGGTACAAGAGCAGGGAAAACAGGTGTGCAGCTACAAAAGTTTATGGATAGAAGATTTAAACAAATAACTGATCTACTGATGAATGAAAGCAAGACAGGTAAATACAGTAATAAGACTTTAGATTTATATAGAAGAGCAAGAGAATTTTCAGCACAGTCAACATTTACAGAACAACTAGCAGAAGGAAGCCTTACTAAAGGAGTACAAAATCTTATTAATCAACACCCATACTTAAGACAAGTTTTACCTTTTATAAGAACACCAGCAAACATAATAAAACAAACTGCACAGATGACACCTTTGCTAAAAGAAATGGGTGAGATACCTATAGCTGGTAACGCTTTAAAGAATATGAAATGGTATCAAGAACATATTGCAGAAATGACAAGTGATAATTTAGCAGTAGCAGCTAGGGCTAGAGGTAAGGCAAAACTTGGTGGTGTGTTATGGGGGGCTGCTGGTGTGTTAGCTGTAAATAATAATAATCCAAACGCAGAAGTAACTATAACTGGTGGGGGTTCTCCTAACTTTCAAATTAACAAGCAGTTAATGGACACAGGTTGGCAACCATATAGCTTTAGATTTTTAATAAGTGAACAAGAAAGTAATAAATATGCTGGATCAGGAAAAGCTTATGAAGTAATAAATATAGACCAAGATACAAAATATGTAAGAGGTGCAGATGGCAAACTTAAATATAAATATGTAAGTTATAAAAGACTTGATCCTTGGGCTAACTTCTTATCACTATCTGCTGATATGGCACAAGTAAGAGGTTACCTAAATCCAGAAGACGAAAGAGGACAACAGCTTGTAGATATAGCAAAAGTAGCATTATCAAGAAACTTAGTAGAGAAGTCTTACTTACAAGGCATAACTGAAATGGTAGATATGTTTAATAGACCTGATGGATTACAAAGATTTTTAGCAAGAAGATTAGCTTCTGTTACAAATCCATATTCTTCTCTTGGTAGAGATATAAAGAAAGCTATGAATACATATTCAAGTTTTTCAGATGGTAATGTACTTCTTGATAAAACAGCGTATGGAGATGAATCACCTTTATTTTCATTAAGAAGATATTTTAATGAGTTAGCTGCAACAACACCTTATTACAACGCTGAACTTAGACCAGAACAAAATTGGATTACAGGACAATTTAGAACATTTCCTGTAGGTTTTGGTAAGCATAACTGGAATATATTATTTGATGGCTGGTCAACAGAAACACAAACTATAAACGATCCTGTGTTGAGTGTTATTGCAGATACGAATACAGTATTTAGACCACCGACAAGAACTTTACTAGGAGGTGCATATAAATTAAATACAGATGAATATTCTCAACTTGTATATTTAACAGCATCAACAACAATAGGTGGTAAGAGGTTGTATGACAAACTATTAGAAGTTATAAATAAACCAAATGTAAAGAAAAATATATCAATTATGAGAGGAGATTTTTTAACAGTAACAAACGAAGAAGTTGCTATAAAAGCACAGACAGATGCTAGGAATGAGGTTGTAAAACAATTAAATAGAATTACATCTTTATACAAAGATAAGGCAAGAACAATACTTGAAACTGAATACCTTGATCCAAAAAAACAAATGAAGGTAAAGACAGTTCAAACTGAAGCTGATAAACTAAGAAGAGGAAGTACACTAGATTCAATTCCACAAGTACCCTTTTAAATTATGGCTACCAATACAGCAGCTTCAGCCACTACTCATACAGGGAATGGAAGCACTACATCATTTTCAATATCGTTTAGTTATATTTCAACTGCTGAGATAGATGTTACTGTTGCTGGTGTCTTAAAAACTCTTGATACTCATTACACAATAAGCGGAGCAACGCTTACATTTACAGGTGGAAACACCCCTGCTAATGGTGCTGCTATAAAAATTCAAAGAGATACAGATATTAGTGCAAAGAAAGTAGACTTTGAAGATGGTAGTGTTTTAACAGAGTTTGATTTAGATACAAATAGCGATCAAGTATTATTTGCACAACAAGAGATTATTGATAAGTTAGCAGGTATAGAAGAAGGAGCTACAGGAGATCAGACAAATGCAGAAATCAGAACAGCAGTAGAAGCTGCAACTGATAGTAATGTCTTTACAGACGCAGATCATTCTAAATTAAATGCAATAGAAGCTAGTGCTACAGCAGACCAAACCGCAGCAGAGATTAGAACACTTGTAGAGAGTGCTAGTGATAGCAACGTGTTTACTGATGCTGACCATACTAAGTTGAATGGTATAGAGGCAAGTGCAACTGCTGACCAAACTGCTGCTGAGATAAGAACTTTAGTAGAGTCAGCAACAGATTCTAATGTCTTTACTGATGCAGACCATACAAAACTAAATGCTATAGAAGCAGGTGCTACAACTGATCAGACTGCTAGTGAAATAAGATCTTTAGTTGAATCGGCTTCTGACAGTAACGTATTCACAGATGCAGACCACAGTAAATTAAATGCAATAGAAGCTTCTGCTGATGTAACTGATGCCACTAATGTAGATGCTGCTGGTGCTGTTATGAACAGCGATCTTGATACTAAAGGTGAATTATTAGTTGGAGATGGCTCTGGCGATCCTTCAGCCCTTTCTGTTGGACAAAATGGATATATCTTAACTGCTGATAGTACAGAAGCTACAGGTATTAAATGGGCTGCTAATGCAGGTGGAGGTGGAGGTGGTGCTATTGGTAATGTCGTTGAAGATACTACTCCTCAATTAGGTGGATCACTTGATGTTAACGGACAGGATATAGTCTCTACTTCCAATGGTGATATTGACTTAGATCCTAATGGCTCTGGTAAAGTTGTTGCTAAAGGTAATGCTACAAGAGGTTCTGGACAGCTTAAACTAAACTGTGAACAAAACAGTCATGGAATAATTCTAAAAGGTCCACCTCATAGTGCTGGTGCTAACTACACTTTTGTACTACCAGTTGATATACAAAGTGGTAAGTTTCTAACAACTGATGCTAATGGTCAAACATCTTGGGCTGCTATAGATTTAACTGCTTTAAGTGCATCTAATTTAACTTCTGGAACTGTACCTGATGCTAGGTTCCCTGCAACTTTACCTGCTCTATCAGCAGCTAATTTAACTTCTATACCAGCAGGTAATTTAACAGGCACAGTAGCAGATGCAAGGATCTCAGCTTTAACAGCATCTAAACTGACAGGTGCTTTACCTGCTATTGATGGATCAGCATTAACAGGTGTTGCATCTACAACTGGTGGTGGTGCGATCTACGAGAATAGTGCTACGATTAGTGCATCTCGTGTAATCCCTTCAGGGTCTAATGGTATGAGTGCAGGTCCTATTGCTGTAGCAAGCGGAATCACATTAACTGTCAGTTCTGGCAGCGTCTATACAGTAGTTTAATTATGGCAATTTCTATAAACGGATCTACGAATGTTATAAGCGGAGTAGCAGTAGGAGGTTTACCTGATGGAATAGTTGATACCGATATGTTGGCTGCTGATGCTGTAACAGCAGCTAAAACAACTGTTGCTGGAATAACAATGATGGATCAATGGAGACTTGCTAATAATATTGGTCTTGGTGCTAATACAACGGCTGGGTTATATTCAAATTGGGAACGTAATGATAATAATTTTGCTCAAATTGGATCTGGAATGACAGAATCAAGTGGAGTATTTACTTTTCCCGTAACAGGAATTTATAGAGTAGATTGTCGCTGGAATGTCTTTAATGCTAGTACAAACAATAGATATGTTTCTGTGAGAACCGAATTAAGTACTGATGGAGGGTCAAATTATAGCGTGATAGCAAATGCGATTACAAATCTTCCTAATTTGGGTGAAACCATAGACCATGCAACTTGTGATTTTGTTGTAGACGTAACAAATCCGAGTAATTTTAAAATAAGAACTTTAGCTAGTTCAAATGAAGCCTTTACTTTTGCTGGCAATCAATGGGGGGGTATTGCTGCTAATTCTCAAACTTGTTCTATGACTTTTATGAAATTAGGAGATACTTAAATGAAATATACAAAACATACAGCGTTAGAATCTTTAAAACCGCAAAGCAAATATTGTTGGAGTGGTTATGAATATTCTGGACTTAATTGGTTAGACAGTTCTACAAAACCAACTGAATCTGAAATAGATTCTGAACTAACTAAGCTAACTAATGCAGAACCAATGAGATTATTACGAGTAGAAAGAGATAGATTATTAGCATTAACAGATTGGAGAGCTAGTTCTGATTTAACACTTGCAGATGATTGGAAAACATATCGTCAAAGTTTGCGTGACTTACCTGCTAGTAGCACCCCAACTCTTGATTCTAATGGTAATTTAGATATGAGTTCTGTTACCTTTCCTACTGAGCCTAGTTAACCATGACAGCAAAGATTAAACTAAACGCAGCATCAGGTGGTGGGTCTTT